GTTGACTAAAGGGTATATTCGTAGGGTGCTGATCGTCTGCCCACTGTCCATTATGCACAGCGCTTGGAAGGCTGATGCGTTTAAGAGTGTCATGCATAGAACGGTTGATGTTGCCCACGGTAGTAGAGAGAAACGCACTGAGATAATCAAAGGTAGTGCTGACATTGTTGTTATTAACTACGATGGTATTGAGATCGTGGCGGATGCCATCGCTAAAAGCGAATTCGACCTTATCGTTATCGATGAGTGTTTCCCAAAAGGAACTAAAGTATTTACACCGTCTGGTGATAAAAATATTGAAGACATTAGAGAAGGGGATATAGTAGAGTCAAGCTGGGGGCCCAGACCAGTGACTAAAGTTTTTAAAAAACAAACTGAATTATTAGTTGAGGTGTCTTTTGATGACGGAAAAAAAATTAAGTGCACCCCAGAGCATCCGTTCGCCACTACAGAAGGTTGGATTGCGGCCAAGGATTTACAAGGGAAATGGTGTATTAATTCAGAAGAATTGCCTGCACTGCGAAAAACCAGATTTTGCGGATCCTACCCAAATGATTTGTATAGAAGTGGATGGAGCGAGCCATTCGCATTTAGTAAGACAGGAGCAAGACAAGAAAAAAGAACAGTTTTTAACGGAGTTAGGGTGGACAGTGTTGCGTATATCGAACAAAACGGTATTTGCGATGTTTGGAATTTAGAAGTTGATGGCCCCAATGACTATATAGTAAATGGGGTGCTAGTTCATAATTGCAACCATTATAAGAACTCCAATTCTAAACGCTGGAAAGTCATGAACAGCTTGGTTAAACCGAATACATGGCTCTGGGGACTAACAGGTTCTCCTGCATCGCAATCACCCACCGATGCATATGGTCTGGCTAAACTCATGAACCCTAGCTCTGTACCCCCATTTTTTGGTGGGTTTCGTGACGATGTGATGTATAAAGTCACGCAGTATAAGTATATCCCTAGACCTAACGCGATGGAGTTCGTCTATAAGGTGCTGCAACCTGCGGTTAGATTTACTAAGGCGGAGTGTTTAGACCTACCAGAGCGCACCTATACCACGCGTGAAGTCCCGCTATCCGCACAACAAAAGAAATACTACAAGCAGTTAAAAGAGCAGATGCTTATAGAAGCGGCAGGTGAAGAAATAAGTACAGCTAATGCGGCCATAAACCTAAACAAGCTTATGCAGATAGCGTCAGGTGCTGTCTATAGTGACAACAAGGAAGTCATAGAGTTTGACTGTAATAACCGCCTGACAGCGTTAGAAGAGATTGTAGAAGAGGCGAGTAAGAAAGTTATTGTGTTTGCTACATTCAAGCACTCTATTGCTGTCTTGCAGGATTACCTAAGCAAGAAAGGCTATTCCACCGATGTCATACACGGCGGTGTTCCGCTTAACAGACGGTCAGAGATATTCAGCAATTTCCAGACTAAGCCAGACCCCCATATCCTGATTATCCAACCGCGAAGCGCGAGTCATGGGGTGACATTAACAGCGGCTAACGTCGTGGTGTGGTGGAGTCCAACGCCATCTGTTGAAACTTATATTCAAGCGAATGATAGGGTGCATAGGGCGGGACAGGATACACCATGCACGGTTGTGCATTTATGTGGTTCTCCAGTAGAGGAGAGATTCTATAAAGCGTTGGAACAGAAAGGCAATTTGCTTGACGGACTGCTAGGCTTGTATAAAGATGTTCTTCAAGCGTAGTATATAGTAAAAAGTAGTTGACTAGTGTATAAAGATATACTATAGTACGCATAACGGTTCCTCCACGTTAAGGGGTGAAGTTAAGTAAAGGAGATAATTTATGGCTGAAGTGACAGCTGACAGGCTGGTAGCAACGTATGTAAAGATACGGGATAAACGAGCTGAGTTAGCAAGAGAGTATGAAAAACAAGACAAACAGTTGGAAGACCAGTTAGAATTAGTGACTCACAAATTGCTGGACCTGTGCAGAGAAACAGGTGTTGAAAGTATGCGTACCAGTGCTGGTACTGTATCGCGATCCGTGTCTACTAGATTTTGGACAAGTGACTGGGCTTCTATGCATGAATTTATACGGGAGCATGACGCTCTTAACTTATTGGAGCAGCGTATACACCAAGGAAACCTAAAAGCCTTCATGGAGGCAAACCCCGGCGAAGTCCCAAAAGGTCTTAATTCAGATAGCAAATACACAGTTCGAGTAACGAGGGCAAGATGACAGAAGAGAAACCAAAACCAAAGTTATTGACGGTACCCCAATTAGCTGCATTTCTGCAGGTAGGCGAGGAGACTGTTAGACGCTACACCCGTAGCGGGGATCTTAAATGTTCGAAGTTAGGCAGACAACTACGGTTCAGTAAAGAGCAAGTAGAAGAATTCCTATATCGATTTGCAGACACAGAGCTACCACCTGAACCTGAAGACACTACCGAAGATGATGAGATAGTCGAAGAAGCGCAAATCGAATCGGATAGTGAAGAAACAATTGAACAACATTTAAATGAAGATGGAGATTATTTATGAGCCAAATGACACTTTTTTCTAATGGCGCAAGCGTACCAGCCTATTTGAGAGAGGCACAGGATGATGTAACCGATTCACTTGCAGGCAGTGGTGGTCAGTATAAGCGTATCTCCATCAAGGGTGGTGTATGGCGTATGATCGTGAACGGCAAGGAAGTAGCCAAAAACGAAGAGCGTAGCATGAACTTTATTGTGGTTGCCGCCGCCGCTAATAACAGCCGTACCTTCTATGATAAAGCGTTTGTTGACGGTCAAGCATTACGCCCGACTTGCCAAAGTGTAGACGGCACGACCCCAGACAGTAATTCACAAAACCCACAAGCCAGTGCTTGCGCTCGCTGCCCTCAAAATATCGCAGGGTCTGGTCCTAATGGCAGTCGCGCATGCCGATATAGCCGCCGTTTAGCAGTCGTGTTAGAGAACGATATGCGCTCTGAAGCGGATGTTTATCAGTTGGTAGTACCTGCACAGTCTTTGTTTGGCACTGGCGAGAATGGCAAACTGCCTTTGATTCCTTATGCTCAGTATTTGAAAGCTAATGGTGTACGTATCACAGGCGTAGTCACAGAAGCTCGTTTCGATACAAACTCACCCACACCAAAGTTAACATTCCGCGCTGTACGCCCATTGGAAGAAGATGAATACTTCTTCGCTAAAGAGAAAGGCAAAACAACAGAAGCCCTGAATGCTATCAGCATGGATCCTGCGGCTATGGACTTAACTACTAAAGCGGCACCAGCACCTAAGGTAGAAGCTCAAGCGGCACCAGCACCTGCAAGACCTGCGTTTTCTAAACCTAAAGAGGAAGTAGACATCGTGGCGTTTGTTCAGGAAGAAGAATCTAACGCGCCTGTGGAAGAACCTAAGAAGAGAGAAACTAAAAAGGCAACTGAGTCTGCGCCTACAGATTTAGAAAGCTTGTTGGAAGAGTGGGAAGACTAAACCCTGCTGGCTCAACGGGGGCGGCCTAGTGTCGCCCTTTTTTACCCCTCTTTTTCGGGTTAGTTATGGATAAGCGCGATTTTTTATTACATGTTACCGCTTCACAAGGGTACTACTGCATTTTAGGTATCAAAAAGGGGGCACCTTCTCCTAGATTTTTTAGTGATATTGATGACGCTGTATCACACTGCGATACCTTATTAGCAAATGAATATGATGTGTATTTCGGTTGTGCCAAGTACCAAACAAATGAAAACCGTCTTGCGACTAATGCGAAGTATTTTAAATCGTTCTATGTAGACCTCGATTGCGGACCTAAGAAAGAATACCCTCACCAAGAAGCCGCTTATAACGCAGTGATGGCTTTCTGCGAAGGGGTTAGCCTGCCGTATCCTACGATTGTTAATTCAGGCAATGGGCTACACTGCTATTGGGCTTTAAAGAACGAGATCTCCTACAACGAATGGAAACCATTTGCTGACCATTTAAAATCAACATGCATAGCCACAGGGTTAAAGATCGACACCAAAGTGACAGCAGACGCGGCGCGTGTTCTGCGTGTTCCTGAAACATTTAATTATAAATCTCCAACCAATGTTAAGCCGGTTGAAGTACAACTATTTTCGGAAGCTTCTTCATTCGCTGATTTAAAAGACGCCTTAGAGTTCACAGGTTCAAGCAATGTTTATTCGTTTACTGCGCCTGCTGAAGATGAAACCACAGATCGCCTAGCGTTCGGAGAACGCGCTAACTTTGCTAAGATCATGAAGCTTAGCCTAAAAGGACATGGATGCCACCAGCTGGTGTATGCGTACACGCATCAGAATTTAATGTCTGAGCCTATGTGGCGTGATGCACTGTCAGTGCCTCAGTATTGTGAGGATAGAGATAAAGCCATTCATTTAATGTCTAGGCAGTATGAGGGTTACGATCCGCACGACACGGAGGTTAAAGCCAATCTGATTAAGGGCGGAGCGCATCGATGCGTGACATTCCAAGAGTCGTTTGGTATTGAGCGCTGTGAGTCGTGTCTGCATAAGGGCAAGATCAACTCTCCTATACGTTTAGGTATGTACGTACCTGAGGCTACGCCAGAGGACAATATCGTTGTGGCTAAGCACAAGGGGCTTAATGAGGAGACCACCTTTATTATTCCTACCTATCCTAAACCTTACTTCAGAGGGAAAGACGGTGGGGTGTATATGAAGAAACGTACTCCGCTTGATAAAACAGGTGAGGTGGATGCAGAACTAGAGACTGACGTTTTGATTTATGAGAATGACTTGTTTGTTGAGAAACGTCTGAAGGATGATGAAGTCGGTGAGATGGCGCTTATAAAACTGCATTTACCTCGTGATGGTGTAGAGGAGTTCACAGCCCCACTTCAAGACATACTATCACGCGATAAAGCGCGTATCATCTTAGCATCTAAAGGTATAGCCGCTATGGAGAGAAAGATGTCAGGTATTATGGAATATCTAGCTAACTATGTGCATCACTTACAAAACCATGAAGAAGCTGAGATAGCCCGCGCGCAGTTTGGTTGGCATGATAATGATGATTGCTTCGTGATAGGCACAAGGGAAATTGGGCTGGATGGTGTGAGATATAGCCCTCCTTCTACCTCGACTCAGGAGTTCGCATTAAAGTTCAGACCTGAAGGCGAGCTTAGCGAGTGGTCTAAGATTGCTAACCTATATGGCAAACCGGGCAATGAAGCACGGGCATTCGCACTAGGCGTAGGGTTCGGCTCTCCGCTGGTTAAGTTCTCTGGTATTAAAGGCTTCCTAGTCCACCTGACGAACGAAAGATCAGGGGTGGGTAAGACGACTGTGCAGTTTATGATTAACAGTATCTGGGGGCATCCAGAGTGCGGCATGATGAACTTCGATGATAAGTTCCTTGCTAGACAGCATTTGATGGGGGTACTGCAGAACATGCCAATGTGTGTGGACGAGATTACTGACTTGCCACCGGATGAGATAGGCACGATTGCCTATATGATTGCACAGGGTAAAGGTCGTGACAGGATGCAGTCTCAACGCAATGCGTTGCGTAAGAACAGAACCACATGGGCGCTTCCTTGTATTACGTCCGGTAACAACAGCTTGTATGATATTCTGCTGTCTCATAAAGCATTACCTGAGGGCGAGATGATGCGGGTACTAGAGATATTTATTCAACCTGATTCCTCACTGACTAAGGAAGAGACTGACCATATCTATACTGACCAGCTGTATGCGAACTATGGATGGGCGGGTGAGGTTATCATCAAGTACATACTGAACAACCGCGAGGAGTGTGTAGAGCTGTTTAAAGAGATCAGGGTTAGGTTTGATGCTAAGGCTAACTTCTCTCAAAAGCACAGGTTCTATTCTGCCGCTTGCGCTGTGGCTATTACAGGTCTTGAACTTGGTAGGCGCTGTGGGATTCACGATATTGACGTAGCCCGTATTGAGGACTGGGCGGCTTACACGATAGGTAATGCATCAAAGATACTGTCTGAAGATAAAGACTCTGAGGCTTCACTGCTTGGTGAGTTCTTGAACCGATACAACGGTAGCATATTCGTAGGCTATAACGAGCTTAACAACGG